TTGAGGACGAGCGAATGAATGAGTGCAGATATAACGGCGAATGCGATTACAAGACAACCCCAGAAATGAAGGCCGAACTAGGTATAGCGAGTTCCGGCAACAGTGAATTGTTATTGGCCGACAGGCTTGAGGACGGTATAGCCTGCATGGAAGCCTTAATAGAGTATGTAAACGACTTTGGCGCTGACATCGACCCGCAAGTTGTGAAAGCAGAAGCGGGTGAGGCGATTCTCAGAATGAAAGGCACTTATGGCCAATAACGATCCTTGTTCGCGGGCCGACCAGGTCCCGCGCAACAGGGGTGTTATATCAGATTGATGAAAACTGATAGAAAATTGATATTTCAAACGGAGCGGATAGTGCAGCTTCCTTTGGGCTGACTTGTTAGAGATACAGCCGCACAACTTTTGATCGCTCTTTGCCTTTACTCTTGTTCGTGGTGACTCACGACAGGGCTGAAGGCGATCATGCCAGGCAATTATCCTCAATCAATTCGGGGTAGCAATTTCATCATCTTGTTCAGACACGTCGATGTCGGTGGCGAGAAAACGCCAGTGATGGCGATTTGCGGCAAGAATTCAAGAAGTTCCTACCTGATCCCATTGGCTAACGCCTACCAATTCGCTGACTCTATTACCGGCGAGCCGACCGATCATCTCATGGTGACGGTGCAAGCAATTATGACGCGACTCTCTTTAGGCGATGACCGGTTCATTGCGTATGAACTGGCTTCGGCTATTGTCGACGGGCTGCCGGAACTGGTTGGTATGCCGCCAGCAACGATGGACACTTTAAAGGACGTTGAGCGTAAGGCAGAGCGCCAAGAGGCGGTCATTACCTTGAATGGCCAGACCGTACTGGACGCAAGCTAATGTCAAATTTCGAAAACGTCCGGAGCGAATACCACGATCCCGATTCTCGTTATGGTGATACTGGGAAAGAACCAGATGTTCTGGATGGCGATCCTCTCGATTCAGATGAAAGCCATAAGCTACTGAGCCAAATCTATGACTGGTGGTATGAGACGCGCATCGCTGCGTCAGACAATCGCCATGAGCAGGCCATTGATGATGATTTCTATGATGGCCTGCAATGGTTCGACGAAGACGCACAGGAACTGCGCGAACGATTCCAAGAGCCATTGGTATTCAATGAGATTAAACCGGCTGTTGACTGGGTTATCGGAACTGAGCGCCGGACCAGAATCGACTGGGCGGTGAAGCCTCGGACAGATGATGATATTGAGATTGCACAGGTCAAAACCAAGCTGCTGAAATACGTCTCTGATGTGAACAAGGCTGAATTTGCGCGGTCCCGCGCCTTTGCCTCTGCTGTCAGTAGTGGTGTCGGCTGGCTTGAAGTCGGCATCCGCGGGGATTCGGAAGACGAACAGCTCTTTGTTCGCAATGAGAGTTGGCGCAATATCTGGTATGACCAGCTGAGTGTTGAGCCGGATCTATCGGATGCGCGTTACATCATGCGCTCGAAGATACTCGATCTGGACATTGCTTGTGCGCTTTTCCCAAGCCGCAAGGATGCGCTTATAGCAGCGTCTGAGGCGCTTGACCGCCTGCCGTTCCAAACAGAAGACGACTTCTACGACTCCCAACTCTATTACAACTCGGACAATTCGCCGGTAGTGCGTGTCGACGACGCGCTGGGCGCGACGCATAACCGCCGCGACGTGGTTCGACTGGTCGAGGTTTGGTATCGAAAACCAGAAGCGGTTAAGGTTTGCCGCTGCCACAGTTTCAATCTGAACGGGAAAGAGTACGACGAAAGCAATGAGGACATGATGGCCGCAGTAAACGACGGTCACGCCTCATTATTTGACGCCATTCGCATGAAAATACGGGTGTCTGTTTTCCTCGATGGGAACAGCAACGTGCTGCTGCAGGACATGCCGAGCCCATACCGGCATAACCGGTTCCCATTCGTCCCCGTGTGGGCATTTCGCCGCAATCGAGACAACGCACCATACGGCATCATTCGCAACGCGCGTGATCCGCAACGTGATCTAAACAAACGCCGGTCAAAGGCGCTGTTTCTGCTGTCTGTGAACCGGACCATCATGGACGACGGCGCAGTTGATGACCTGGATGAATACGAAGAAGAAGTATCGCGTCCGAATGCCGTCATCAGGAAGAACAAGGGCTACGAACTCAAAATCGAAACCAATATCCAGCTTGCAGAAGAGCATTTGCTTTTGGGCAATCAGGATAGCGAGTACATCCGCAACTCGTCAGGTGTGACCGGCGAGAACCTTGGGCAGCAAACAAACGCCACATCCGGCAAGGCAATCACCGCTCGCCAGAATCAGGGCACGGTGGTAACTGCGTCAATTTTCGACAACATGCGCTTGTCCGTGCAGTTGCTTGGCGAAATCATGCTGTCGTTGATTGAGCAGTTCTACACCGACGAGAAGATCGTCCGCATTGCCGGTGAGCACGGTTCGCTGGAATTCCTCAAGGTCAATGAGTACGACGACGAAACCGGCGAGTACGTGAACGACATCACGGCGTCCATGGCCGATTTTGTGGTGGCCGAACAGGATTACCGCGAGTCGATCCGAATGGCCATGTTTGATCAGATGATGGAAATGATCGGACAGATGGATTCTGAGCTGGCACTGCAACTGCTGGATCTGGTGTTCGAGTTTTCTGATCTGCCAGGCAAGGATGAAATGGTCAAACGGATTCGCAAGATCAATGGCCAGCCGGACCCGAACGATCCGAACGCCGATGCCGAACAGGAATCCCGCGATATGGCCGCATCCGCACAGGAGAAACAGCGCAACGACCTGTTGCTTCGTGAAGCCATAGCAAAGATCAAATCGCTTGAGGCGAAAGCCGAAAATGACACCGCCAAGGGCAAAGAATCATTGATGGACGCCAGGATGAAGGCGCTCGAAGTTGCGCTGGCGCAGATGGCCGCACCGCTGGTTGGGGCCGCTGCACAAGACATGCTTGAAAGCTAACAACTTTTTTTTGACACAGTTGGTAATATCCAAAAAAACAGAGGGCAAACGATATGGCTGATGAAGAATTCACCGATAACGAACTGGACAATCTGACCGAGGAAGAGGCTCTTGCGCTGCAAGATGACGACTCGGATGATGATTCGGCACAAGATGACGCCGATACCGGTGAACAGGATGGTGATGAGCAGGATGGTGATGTCGCTGCAGAAGCAGAAGACAGCGAGTCTGAAGAAGCTGCCGCCGATGATGACGTGGATGATGACTCGGAGGACGGGGGTCAGGCCGATGTTGTCGCCGATTCTGAGGATCAGGCGGATGAACCAAGCGACGATCAGGGTGGGGATTCTGATGAGGCTAAACCTGACGCGATCCAAGAAACTGCGCCTCTAAATGAGCAGTTACAGGCAGTCGATGAGGCCATTGATGCCCTGGGTGAAAAGATTGAAAACGGCGACATTGATTTCAAGGAGTACAACTCTGAGTTATCTCGGCTGAACCGCCAGCGGCAGGATTTGGTGGTAGACATCCGCGATGAGCGGAATGCCCGGACCCGGCGTGCAAACAACTGGAATCAGGCGGTTGACGAGTTCGTTTCCGCCGATGAAGGTCATAAAAAGATTTTAACAAGCCCGATCGTCAAGCAGGCATTTGAAACCGCGTTGCGTGAAGTGGCGACCAGTGCTGAAGGGGCCAGGCAGACGGACGCATGGCGATTGAACAAGGCGAAAGAGCGGTTGGCCGAAGAGGGTATTGTTTTGGGTGCGGCGATGCCGAAACCGAAAGATAAGAAATCGCAGCCTAAATCGCGCCATCCAGACGTAGGGATGCCAAAGACGCTTGGGAATTTGCCCAAGGCAGGCGACAACGACCAGAGCGAGTTTTCACATCTGGCCAGCCTCGACGGTATGGATCTGGAAGCGGCTCTAGCCAAACTGACGCCTGAACAAGAAGCCAGATACCTGGGCGGCTGATATGGCACTAAACTTGGATGTAGGGGTAGGGGACGCGATCATGATTGGTGGCAGCAAGGTAACAATGCTGCACAAGACTGGCCGCAAGGCCCGACTATCCATCGACGCATCACCAGACATTAACGTGTCATTGGAAAAAGCTCCGCCGGATCTGGCTCACAAAGCTGGTTTTGGCAGCGAAAAGAAGGACGTACCCGCATGAGCGGATACATTCAGTTAATAGAATTGCGCATGAGTGCTCCCTTAAACAAAGGAACACATCATGGCAAAGACAATCATTGGGCTGAATGACCCAAAAGCAGTACAGAAGTATTCCGCATTTCTTGCCGTAGATACGGCTCGAATCTCTTATTGGAACAAGAAGTTCATGGGTAAGGGCGAAGAATCGCCTACGCCTGTGCAAATGCTCCCTCATCTTGAAAACGACGCCGGCGAAAAAATCTCGTTCGATTTGTCTGTTCAGCTCAAAATGGAGCCGGTTGAAGGGGATGACACCCTGGAAGGCCAGGAAGAGGATTTGAACTTCTACACCGACAACGTGTATATCGATCAGTTGCGTGGTGGCGTCAACACAGGCGGACGGATGACCCGCAAGCGCACCATCCATAATCTGCGCAAGATTGCCCGCAAACGTCAGTCCGAGTGGTGGGGGCGCGTCTTTGACGAACTGTTCTTCATGTACTGTTCTGGCACTCGCGGCATCAACGCCGATTACATCTTCCGCACAAGTTATGCTGGTTTCGCCGGCAATGCCTTCGCGGCTCCGGACAGCGAACACCTGATGTACGGTGGTTCTGCCACGTCCAAGGCGACAATTGCCGCAACCGATAAGTTCGACCTGGGGCTGATCGACAAAGCCAAGGCCGAAGCCACCATGATGGGTGGTGGTGTGCAGGAAACGCCTCAGATCCAGCCGATCATGATCGACGGTGAAGAGCACTACTGCGTAGTGATGAACCCATGGCAGGAATACGACGTTCGTACCAATGCCAACACTGGTCAGTGGTTGGACATCCAGAAGGCTGCCGCAAGTGCTGAAGGTCGCAATAACCCGATCTTCAAGGGCGCACTGGGCATGTATAACGACGTCATCCTGCACAGCCACAAGGGCGTGATCCGTTTCGATGACTACGGCGCTGGCGCCAATGTCGGAGCGGCGCGTGCGTTGTTCCTTGGTCGTCAGGCCATGGTTTGTGCGTTCGGTAGCGCCGGTTCCGGTTTGCGTTTCGACTGGCACGAAGAATCCCGCGATAACGGCAACCAAGCTGTCATCACGACTTCAACCATCTGTGGCATCAAGAAAACCCAGTTCAACTCCAAAGATTTCGGCGTCATCTCATTGGATACCGCCGCCGCCAAGCCAGCTTAACCGCTGGCCTTGGTGATTTGGGTTTGAGCATTGCTGAATCGAAATAAAGAGGAATCGACATGACTGATTATGTATCTGACGCGGCAGGAAACCGCCCATCCGCAACCGTAACTGGTTTTGGCCAACTTACGGTTAATCGCGGCACCTTCACTGTCGCAACGGCTCTGGCCAATGCTGACACGGTTGCTTTGTGCAAACTGCCAGCGGGTCATATCCCGGTGGACTTCATTCTGGATATGGATGATGTCGACGATGCCACCGGCATCGTGATTGATGTTGGT